AAGCCATTTGCTCCTATGGTCTCCTCGTTATTTTATTTATCTAATATTAATAATTACGTTCTGTGTATACAATTTCTACCTTACCACTCCATCTAATGCCATTACCTCTTAATTCAATATCAGAGGTAGTTGAAACTGAAGGTGAAAATGTAACTTCTTTTGTAGTATTGTTGACCACAGGGATGATATCCCAAGTATGTCCTGGGGGAATGTTATCTTTTACTACACTTTTTGAAATAGCAGCCAAAGATAAATCGTTATTTCCATCACTAAGAACTGCAGATTCAATCTTAACAGCATATTCCCAAGTTGCACTATATGAAGTTACTTCTAAACTTTGCTCTAAAACTGGCAGATTGATATCGAGCGGAGTAGAAGTTTCAAATGTAAAACTATTTTCATTTACAATAGTTACATTATAGTTTCCATTAAATGTATCATAAGGTGCTATAAATTCTACTGAAATCAAATCATTGTCGGCAAGACCATGATCTTGTAAGGTGCATTGTACTGTAGTGCTATTGGCATTTGCTGAATATGTGACTACAGGATAACCCACCCAAGTTCCTAGCAAAAATCCAGTAAGAAATACAATCCTATTTACTTCAATGGCATGTCCAGGTTCCATCTCTAAAGATGTAACTGTATTACTCAAACTGCCGTGTACAATGTATTCTTTTTTAAAAGTTTTATCGTTAGTATTATCTAAAACTTTTACAGTATGAGCATCAATAATGTTTCTGTTTTCATCAATAATAGTTGCTTCAGCAACTGAGAATCCACCCTCAGATTGTAATGATCTTAAAATTTTAGTTGCCATTGAATTATGCCAGGATTGTGTTGGAAACTGCTTTAATTGTATAAACTGTTGTAGAGGAACCTGTTACATCAACGACATTAACTACAACATTTCCAGTGCCGTCTACATCAACTGAAACATCACAAAGTACCTCATCAGTATATAGTTTAGATACTTCAGTGTAATATGCAGAAGCACTATCACTGCTGATCAAGAATGAAATTTCAGAATATTGTCTCTTAGGAGTTGCAGAATCATCTACAATCTCAACCATAATTTTACCCGAATGTGCAGGTAAAATAGTATTAATATTATCATACTCAACGAGGATCAAGTTAACTGAGTTACCAACCGAAGTATCAATTGATGCATCTGCAGAAAGAACTTGAGTATCTTTAAGTGTAAATTTATTCAGTTCATATGTAAGAACTTCTTTATATGTTTCTGCAGAACCATAATCAGTATTAATTTGAATGCCACCACTATTCGTGAATTTAAGTAGTGGTTGATCTATGGTTGCAACATTAAACTCAATTTTTAGTTCTGGAGAAGCAGAAATTACACTGGTTGATGATGCAATATCACCAGTAAATTTAAGGGCATCACTATTAAATGTAATTGAAGATCCAGAGAACTGGAAATCATTTGCATTATAAGTTGGACTTGAGTAAATATTTCTAATCCATTCTAAATCTACAGTACCATTTGTTACTGTTCCTGTAGTGTGTACAGGCGCATTTGCTGGATCTGTATCAAATGTTCCAGTGCTCTTAACTGCATATACATTAGTTCCATAATAATACAGAGTATCTTCAGGATTTAATGGAGTTAATGTATGTGTCGCATCAAGAGATGTTGTGGAAAGATCAACATAAATTTGAGCATTAAGATTTGGTAATGTCTCTGCAAGTTGAATAGTGTTTTCATCAACTACATGAACATAGTATGCACTACCGTCAACAAGAGGATTAATTGAAACTCCACCATTATTACTATATGTTGCTTGAACACCTTCTGTAAGATTATGTCCAACTATTGTGATGGTTTCTGTACCAGTATTTACATCATTTGTAGGATCAAAGTTATTTGCATCATAAGGTGATACTGCAGATTCACCCTCTATCCATTCATTAACATCTGTTAAATCTACATGTTCAAAATTAGTAATATTACTTACTCTATACAGAGAGTCAGTAATGGAGATAGTTTGAATGCCACCGTTAAAGAATCTGAAAGTATCATCATCTGCTCCAGTGGTTTTTTCTGCAGTAATAAAGGTATCAAGATCAACGTCTCTAACTGCACCAAGAGTTACGAATGAAATACCATTAAATCCTTCAAATTGATTCTCTTCGCTGTTATAGCGAATCATACCAAGTTGTCCAATTGGTCTACTCGCAGTATCACCAACTGGAATTACAAATCCATCAGATCCTGTTACTTGAACTGCACTAGATGGTAATGCTGTAAGTTGAAAATTGCCAGAAGTTGATTTGGAAATTCCAGTTCCAGTTAAAGTTAAAGAATTGTCAATACTAAAGGTTTGAGCATCAAGTTGTTTTACTTGTAAACTTCCTTCCTTTTCATCAATAGAAACTGTAGTTTCTGATGTTGTATTAGTTACTGTAAGTTCAAATCCTTCTCCTTGGTTGCCAAGATTTACATTATTGACTTCAAGAATATCTCCTGTAGTATATCCTTCGCCAAAATCTACAATGTCTACTACAGTAATACTTCCATTTGTACTAATAGTCAACAACATTTGAGTTGTTGGTATACTAGATGATACTAATGTGCCAGTACCATCATCATATTGCATATCATTATCTGCAACTCTTATTGTATCACCAATAGAATATCCACTACCACCATCTACAATGGTTACTTTTTCTACAATACCATTTACATCAATTACTACATCAGCAATTGCTCCACTTCCACCAGTTCCAGAAGCGACTCCAGTTACATTAACAGAAACTCCAGAACCAGTAATTAATGAAGATGGCGTTAATACTAAACCAGATCCAACTAAAATAGTTGCTACTTCTAAAGTTCCACTAACTGGCAATGCTAAAGAAGTGACAGTTAATGTAACTCCTGAATAACCTGAAAGACCAACAGATTCCCCTTGAACATAATTTAATCCACCAAAATCTACAGATACTGAAGATACTGATCCACTTAAAATTTCTATAGTTGCAGTTGCGCCAGATCCCGATCCACCTGTAATTGCTACTCCATTTACAACTCCATCAGTAAGTCCAGTTCCTCCACTAGAAACTGTTAATGCACCAATTACTCCAGCGCCATCTCCTCCTACATCTGTAGGATTTACTGTAAGTTGATCACCAACTAAGTAATTTTCACCACCACTATTGATTACTGCATTTGTTATTACATTACCAGAAATTGTAATGTCTGCTGTTGCTCCAGATGCAGGAATACCTTCTCTAAAAACAGCATTAATTAAAGGTACATTTGTATATGTTCCATTGGCATAACCACTTCCAGTAGAAACTATATTCAATGTTGCTGCTTGAGCAATAGTGATATCATCTCCATTAACTGTCAAAGAGTCAGTTAATAGATAATTAGATCCTCTATTTGAAGTTACTGCACTAGTTACTGTTCCACCAGATACTACAATATCTGCAGTTGCTCCAGATCCAGATCCAGATGAAGTTAAGAGAGATACTCCTAAATAAGTTCCATCTGTATATCCAGATCCTCCAGAAGATACTGTAATATTATCTAATTGTGAACCACCAATATCTGATGTATTAACTGTTAATGTATCATTTACTTGATAACCTGATCCAACTTGATCTGGAGTAACTTCTACTACTGAACCACCAGAAACAGTTACTTTTACAGTACCACTAGAACCACTTCCTCCAACTACTGGTACATTAGTATAAATTCCATTTACATAATCTACTCCATTATTAATAATATTAAATGTCTGAAGTGCTCCTGCGGGTGCTGAAGTAATGGATGTCAGCGGAACTCCAGGATATTCTGCTGGAGAATAACCTACACCTGCATTAGTAATGTCTACATCAAACGCAACCGTAATATCTGCAAGAATACCAGATCCAGATCCACCAGTAAGTGGTATATTTACATAATCTCCTAAAATATAATTTGAACCACCAACAGTATCATAAGTATCAATAGTATTGTAAATAAATTCTACATTTCTAAAGAATTGAACTTCTCCAGCATTAAATCCAATAATTCTTCCAGATTCATTGGTCACTCCAATACCAATAGTTCCAGCATCATCATATTCATAGATTCCAGCAAAATCACTAGATGTAAATTTAATTGCAGGAGCATCAAATGTTCCGTCATCTAATGTGATGCTACCATTTGCGAGAATATTACCATTTACATCTAATTTTGCAATAGGTTCATAATCTACAGGATCTCTTCCAATAGATACATTTCCAGATGTAGACGCTAACCATACATCAGAAGTGTTATGAACTACACCTACAATATCAACTTCATGCTCTGGTGCATGATTAAAAATACCAACTTTTGCTTCACTTTGATCTAAGAAAATCTGTGCTGCTTGCAAAACACCAGTAGTTGCTGGTGGAACTGGAGTTGCATATGTTGGATTAAATGCAACATCACCACGAATATTAACGGTGTCTGCATCAGCATCACCAATTGCAACTTCACCAGCGCCACCTACAGTTGCGGAGAATTCTGATGTACCCTGTACAATCAGATCTCCAACAATAGTTGCATTACCTTTAACTTCAAGATCACCTTGTACTTCAGCATCTCCACCAATTCCACCAGATGACTGTTGTACTAATAATGAAGATGTAATAATTTGACCACTGTTTTCAATTGTTGGAGTTTGAATTAAACCTCCAAATACTGCACTACCATCATTTCTAATGGTTGTATTTGATGACTTACTTAATGTTGTAACATCAATTGTTAAACCATTTTGAAAAGTTCCAGTTGTAGTGATAGTTGCTTCATTGCCATCACTACCCGCCATATCTGGGTGAATGGTGCAATAGTAATAGAGATTATTTGGTGTTTGATCTGTTACAGCAATTTGAATACCATCAATCTGACCATTTGCATCGTAATGATTTCTTACACCAGTAGTAAACTCTGTACCTCCACCATGAGTGCCATCTGCAGTGGTTGAAAATCTCAGTGGATGGTTTTCAGCATTTAAGTCAGTAAAAATTAAACTATAAACATAATTACGTCTAAATGTTAGGTCTGGTTTTTCTACATAACCATTGCCATCCCCAATATCAATAAAATATCTATTTCCACCTGGATCTAAAACTCCAGGTAAAACGACTACATTATAAGTAATATATCCAAATGCACCATTTACTGTAGATGTCCAAGGGGTTCCTTGTACTGGAGGTTCAGTATCAATAACATATGTACTGTTTAATCTATCGCCAACATTATACCCATCTCCAGTACTTCCAATTCCAATATCATCTTGTATGATAATACCAATATTAGTAATTGTAAATGAGAATCCAGAACCAGTTCCTACACTATCTGTAAATGTAAGAATATCTCCAACTTCATATCCAAATCCAGTCCATGGATTAACATTTGGAACAAAACTCTTAATAGATCCAGGAAGTTGAGTTAATGTATATGAAAATCCACTTCCTCCAGATTGAACTAAATTTTGAGTGACAGGATCTACATATTGAAGATCTGCAATATTTACGGTAAGGATGTCTCCTTGTACATACCCAGTTCCATGAACGGTAATAATTACTTCACTAACTGTACCATTACCAGCAACAACAATATTTGCTTGGGCACCTGTTCCAGATCCACCTTGAAGTAATACGTTATTATATTCATATGGTCCATAATATCCACTACCTGGAGTAATATTACCTCCATCAATACCGTAAATTTCAATATCAACTAATCCACCAGAACCACTTCCAGTAGATGCTACAATTGATTCTGATTGTATGGTTCCAGGTTCATATCCAGATCCAGCATTTGTAATAGTGCCCTCAAATGGATTTACAGTAACTACAACAGATGCGCCAGTTCCAGCACCTCCAGTAAGTGGAATTGTATGCTGACCAGGAGGATAATTACTTCCAGTAGATGCAACTGTGATTTCACCAATGCTAGATTTTGCAAAAATCAAATCAGCAAGTGATGATAGCGTTCTACCAATTTGCAGTTTTCTTGAACTGTTAAATCCAAGTGCCATTGGGGAACCCAATGGTTGAGATAAAATAATATCTCCACTATCGTCTACAGCATACTCAGTATAATCAGTATCTCTAAAAATACCAATATTATTTGCATTAATAAATGTTAATGATGGAGCATCTGAAGTTCCATCAAGTAATTCTAATTTAGAACCAAGTTCAATACCATTGGAACTTAAGTTCTCAATAGTATCCCCAGAAAACTTAAGATTCCCTACACTAATGCTAGTAGGAAGAATAGTTGTGGTATTTCCAAGTGAAGTTACAGTAACACTATCAAAAATAGTACCACCATCTCCACTTCCAGCAAAGGTTACTGTCCCTCTTTCCTGATCGACGAAGAATGCATTACCAACACGGAAATCTCCGTTTTGATCCATGCTGGTGAATAGTACTCTACCACCACCAGTTTCAACAATCTCATTCGCTTGATTTACAACACTGATGTCATTACTTTGATCAGCACCTACACCAATATATCCAAAGTTATGAACGATACAGCGTAATCTTACACCTTTACCTAAAGCACTAATACCTCTTTCGCCATAAACGGATGCAGAACCAATTGAGCGAAGTTCTGCACCAAAATCAGTGTAATCTGCAAGAGTAATATATTGTGCAGTACCTCCTGAAGATGAGCGAATATCTTGTGCTACAATAGTACCATCAATAAAATCAGTACTACCATTAGATCCATCAAAGTGAATAAGAAGTACTGTATTATTATCTGATTGGAATGATGCAGTTGGTACAGTGTAAGTGGCAGCACTGTAACGACCAATTCCTTTGGATACTCTTACTTCATCAATATAACCATTAAAATATGAAGTTGGTGTAAAACTTGAACCAATAATCAATGATTTAGAAGTACCATAATTATTTGGATCTGTATATGAAGAACCTACCTGATTACCGTCTAAGTAGAGTTTGGTAACTCCCCCTGTTCTAGCAACAGCAATGTGATGCCATACGTTTGCACTTACAGCAGTTCCAGTGATAACTTGAGCACCATTAACATAATAAGAAAGATTTCCAGATCCATCAATGTATAATACTGGAGCAAATTCTGCAGAAGCAGATCTGGTGTCAAAAATAAGTTGAGATGTTGGTGTCGTGCTTGGTTTAATGAACGCTTCTAATGTAAAATCACCAGTTCCAAAACCAAAATCTGAAGAAGATCCGATAGTTAATGAATCTCCAGCACCATCAAATAATCCAGATCCAGACCCAAATTTACTATCTGCAGTGCTAATTTGGGCATCACCAGTAGCAATAATGGTTTTACCTATAGTGGCAAATTCACCCTCCTCAAAAGTTCCAGTACCCTGCCCATCAATATAGATATAAGTTCCATCATTTTCATCAATAGTGCCACTCGCAAGCACTGTTGTTCCATCAGTATCATATAAAGATACAGTATTTCCAGCAGCAAATGTGCCAGTAATGTTGTTAAGTTTTAATCTGGTTCTGCCCTGACCTGCGAATCCAGTTCCGCCAGGGTTCTCACCAATAATACTATCTGATGCAAAGTAAGTGAAAGAGTTTAACCATTCACATCTCGCACCGTTTTTAAGATACAGACCTACTGAATTGGGTACAACAAATGTACACTCATTAAACAGTAATGCTGCTTCAGCAGACGCTACATTAACTACTGAACCGTCTACTAAGGCACCCCTACCAGCGTCTCCAGCAGCGTATCCACGAGGATCAGACCCAGATACACTACTACCCTTTGTAATTACGCTACAACGCTGAATATAAGGTCTTCTTCCTGCAGTTGCTACGTTATAATTTGAAGATAATGCAAATGCATATCCAGTGTCATTACTAGAATTATAATAGAAATCATTTACGCAGATATCTTCAATATTGCAATTACCATTGATCAAAAATGCATTTTGATCATTTGTCGCTAAAGTTGGTTTAATAAAAGTTGATTTTAACCCATCACCTTTAATTGTAACTCCATCAGGAACTGTCAATGGGAAAATTTCTTCAAAAGTTCCAGCGGAAATAATGATAGTATCTCCATCTTGAGCATAATTATCAAGAGCATACTTCAGAGAAGCAAATGCAGTAGTTGGAGTTTTACCCCAAGCATTTGCTCCTGTAGTTTCCCCATGCCTAGGGTTTACAGAACCAAGTGTTGCCTTGTCTGTTCCATTTGCTGAAACATACCAAGTGTTCCCAACCCCATCAGTGATGGAACTTGAGAACATAGATGGAACGATTTTTTCATCGTTCGGATCCGCATTAAGAACCTCAACGATAGTCCCGTTATTATTAACAAATAGAGTTCTATCTGTTATATTAAGTCCTACTTCTTTATCTGTAAGATCAGAAGTCGTCGGAACTGAGTTCGGAGTTAGGGATCTCTTTAACTTGATTCTGCTTGCCATTTATAGCATTCTCTGTTTCTATAATACTATTTAACCGATTTGATAAATCTTTAATTCTTGCCTCTAACACAATATTTGTAAGAGTCAAGTCAGTTACCTTTTTCTGTAAGGTAGAAATAAGGACATTTACATCTAATTCATTGTTCATTGATTAACCTCAGGTGAATGTACCCCCATCAATTGTATCAGTCCAGACGGGGACCCCAGCAGCAGTTACTGTCAGGATCTGGAATGATGTGGCAACGTCAGGACCAATGCCTGGGTTTGCCATGTTTGCTGCAGCGGTCTCTAAGAGTTCGCCAGCGCCATTACCATAAAGAATGCCGTTGGTATTGAATTCTGATCTTCCAGTACCACCATGCTTAACAGCAAGATCGACATCCAGTTCGAGATCTCCCAGTAAAACTGTACCTCTCGATGCAACAATTGCAGTTGCTCTAATTTGAAGATCATCTACTCCATTGGTTCCGCCAATGTCACCACCAAGAATTGTAAATAAATCACCTTCTTGGTAATAGACACCACCAGAGGTAACAGTGACTGTAGAGATAGCACCAACGCCGTCTCTAACAACTTGTACCTCTAATCCAGATCCTTGACCTCCAGTTGGAGAAACATTTGAGAATGTTTGATTTGCAGCAAGTGGAACTTCAGTACCTGATTCATAATCAAGATCTCCCTGTTCAATCTTAATTGACTGAACAGCGCCAAATGTATGAGTGAATATATTGTTAGTATTAACAGCATCCTCAATAAATGTGAATGCTCCTAAACCATCTTCACCAGCAGTTCTATCAAAACCAAAGAATCCATGTTTAATGGTAGAACCATTATGGTAAGAATACTGAATACCACGATCCATACCATCGTTGGATCCTTGAGTTACTGTGATGAAATCTCCAGTAGATGCGCCACTCGAAAGACCTGAATTCAGATTTAAAGTAGTTGTTTCAAATATACTTTGATCTGTCGCATCTTTAACAAATGCTACTGTTTGAGGAGTTCCAGTATTTCCATCAGTTAAGAAATCACCTTCATAAAATGAACTTTCTCTTAATGATAAAGATGGAAGAACAGTTACTCTTACTGTATTTGCAGTTTGTGATTGGAATGTACCAAGTTGTTGATATACTCCACCATCATAATGGTAAACTGGAGCACCAACCGAAGGGGGAGTTGTAAATCCTGCTGCTACATGGAATACAACTTCAAGTGAAGTGATAGTTCTTCCACCTGTACCAACAAATGGTCCAGTTACTAATCCACCAGTTGCAATTCCACTGGGGTTATCCACATTTACTGTAGTGGACGCCGCAAGAGCATCGGCAGTCAATACCTTCTCAGAAGTAGTATCTCCAATATTAAATACTGGATCATTAACTGTCATTTGAGTTGAATTGACAGTTGTAGTTGTACCAGCAACTTGTAGATTACCACGAATAATAAGATCCCCAGAAGCATCTCCACTTCTTGGATCTGGATCAAGAATTAACTGACTGCCAGCATTCGTTGAGATTGTATTTCCATCTAAACGAATATTATCAAGGTTGAACTGACCTGTCTGATTAATAGTGCCAGCAACAGTTTGTGTGCCATTAAATGTAACGTTGGCATTAAAGGTAGTAGTTGATTCTACAGTTAAAACATCTGAGGATGATGTACCAAGAGTTACATCATCATCTACATAGAGATCTTTAATCCAAGCAGTTTGAGCAACACCAAGACCACCAGCAATTTTTACTGCACCTGTAGTGGAATTAGTTGCATTTGTTGTATCATTAATTTGAATAGCAACGCCATTATCAAATGTCCAATCTGCTCCATCAACTCTAACTGTATCTGAAGTTGTTTCATCGTAGCGAATTCCACCATCTCCATCAGTACCAAACTGAAGTTTGAGATCATCATCTAAACGAAATTCAGGAGTATTTGCACCAACTCGATCTAATCTAAGAACATTTGCTACTTCATCGAATCTAAATTCAATGTCTCCTGTAGTACCAAATTCTAATTCTTGACTATCTTCAATAACAAGTTTTCCAGTACCATTTGCTCTAAAGATCAGGTCGGTATCTGTAGTATCAGTTTCAATGACATTTGCATCTAAATTAATGTCATCTACTCTGAAACGATCTACTTTGGAGTTGTTATCTACAATAATTCCAGAATTTGCAGTCAACGTACCGTGTACGTGGTCCAGCATATCGGTAAAATACTTACCACCAATTACTTGAACTGTGGTATTGTTGTCACCAATAAAAACTCTATCGCCACGGTTAACCTGAGTACCAGCACCAACCGTTACTGCAAGTTCACCAAATTCTAATGAAGCAGGTACTGTCGTACCCGTACTTCTTTTAATTAGGATGGTTGATGCCATCAGAATGATCCTCCGTTGACTGTTACGTTATTTAAGACATTTCCTGTTTGGAACTTTTGAGATGCTGAATCATAAATTAATAGATAACCATCATCAAGTCCATTTGTTTGAGTGTCAATATCTGCGAGATTCTGTAATGTCGCAGCACCACCAACAGCAACTCTAGAAACCTGGGGAAAACTTTGGTCCCCAAATCTAATTCTAGCCATTTTAGATAGTTACTCCTTCTACTACTGTTAATACACCCTCAAGCACTCTAGATTTAAATCCATCTGGTGCAGTGAGAACTACATCATAAACGTATTTACCAGGTGTCATGGCAGAAGTAACAGCATTAGACAAACTTAACTTTACTGCTCCAACAAATTGTGGAGGAGTAATTTCAACTGTCATATCTGTCGAGGTGCTACTTTCGTAGTGCTTCTTAATTTTAGAAGCACCAGTGTAATTAGTCAAATCAAAACTTGAACCATTATCTTTGGTCACATAAAAATTTGTCTCAAAGTCAGCACCTTGATATACTACAAGATTTGTTACCGCAGATAACATTACTGTGTTCCTACTTCATCAAGTATTTATACTATTAGTCAATTTAAGTAGTAGATCTTTAATCTCAGAGATTTCCTCTTTGACTTGTTTCAATTCTTCTGCAGTAGATTCGATCAAACGATCTTTTTCTAATCTAGAATTTCTTCTTTGAATATACTGTTCAAATTCTTCATCATGTTGATACACAATGGCATTTGTGTTTGGGTCGCGGTACATATTTTTGCGACCCTTTACTGGTTTCATCATGCTAATGCAATAACTCTAAAATCTTTAACAATAGGTACTACTGCCTGATTTGTAGATCTCATTCGGATCTTTACCTGATACTGAGTAAAGGTATCGGATGCAGTGTAATTATATGTATAATCCGTAAATCTTAATTCATCTTTTCTTTGAGCATAACTTGTATCAGTTACTTCAATCCAATCAACTTCATTGGGATTAGATTCATCACC